AAGCAGTCCAAACGGGTTCCCTATATCGGTGTCATGGCTTCCGAGAGTCAGGCTCGAAAAGCCGAGTGGATGCAGAACGGATGTAACGCCTACGATAGCAAAGATCCTGCTTCCCGTCCCCTCAGCTTTTGGACAGAACAGGACGTTCTCCAGTATATCAGCGAGAACAATCTGGAGTATGCCTCTGTTTACGGTGACATTGTAGCCGACGATAACGGTGATCTCTACACCACCGGTTGCGATAGGACAGGTTGTATGTTCTGCCTTTTCGGGTGTCACCTCCAGAAAGGGAAAAATCGCTTCCAGCTTATGAAGGAAACCCACCCGAGGCAGTATGACTACTGTATGCGTCCTATCGAGGAGAAGGGTCTGGGCATCCAAGAAGTTCTCGAATATATCGGAGTACCCTACGAATGAGAATCTTTGTTGTAGACGTTGAGGTTTTCAAATACGACTGGATCGCAATATTCCTAGATATCTCCACCGGCGAGTGGTTCACCTACCACAACAATAACGATGCTGTCCGGGATCTGCTGAGCCTGTCTGATACCGTGTTCTGCGGTTTCAATAACAAGCACTACGATAATCACATTCTGAAAGCTATCGCCTGTGGCGCTGAACCGGATCTCGTGAAGTCCCTTAACGATTTCATTATCACCGAGGAGCGCCCCGGCTGGGAGCATTGGTTCCTCCGTCAAAATCGATTCTGGTTCGATAGCTTCGATCTCATGGACGATACCCAAGTCGGTACATCCCTAAAGCACATCGAAGCCCACCTCGGATACAACATCGAGGAAACGCAGGTCGATTTTAACATCGACCGTCCTCTGACTCCCGAGGAGATCCAATCGACGATCTTCTACTGTAAGTACGACGTTCTTATGACGGCGAAGCTACTCACGCTCCGCAAATCGTACTTAGAAGCGAAGCTGAACGTCGGTCGCTCCATCGATCTGCCGGACACTAAAGCGCTCTATATGACCAACGCCCGTCTGACGGCTGCGGCTCTGGAGGCAGAGTTCGTACAGAGATACGACGAACGCGAGTACAGCTACCCGGAGAATCTGGATCGATCCCTGATCCCACCCGAAGTCCTCCGGTTCTTTAATCGGATGCAGGATAAATCCATCCCGGATAAAGAGCTGTTTTCCTCGAAGCTGAATCTCATGGTGGACGGAGCAGAGGCGATTATCGCTTTCGGTGGCATCCACCATGCCCAACCGAACTACCGCGAGGAGGCTACCGGCTCCCGTGTGATCCGAAATTTCGACGTAGCCTCGCTGTACCCTAGCCTGATGGTTTACAACGGATACACAAGCCGTAATATCCCGTCCTCGGAGATCTTCGAGAACTTCTACCACACACGGCTCCGGGCTAAGAAAAACGGCGACAAGTACACGGCGAACACGTTAAAGCTGATTCTAAACACCACCTACGGCGCGTCCCTTGCATCCACGAACCCCTTATACGATCCTCTCATGGGTCGGTCGGTGTGTATCACGGGACAGCTTTACATATTGGAGCTGGCTATGCGTTATCTCGCAGCCTGTCCGTCCCTGCGGATAATTCAGCTCAACACCGATGGTCTGATGATTTCTCTGGAGGAGTCCGAGCTGCCCACGGTATACCGCCTCAACGACGAGTGGCAGCAGTCCAAGCACCTCGAACTGGAGGAGGATAAGATCAAGAAGATTATCCAGAAGGACGTAAATAACTACGTTATGGTTTTCGAGAACGGCAAGGTTAAAACCAAGGGTAGCTACGTTACCTACGGTATCGCTCCTGCCGGTGCTTTCTCTATTAATAATAATCACACCATCGTCAAGAAAGCCGTTATCGAGTATTTCGTGAACGGAACCCCGGTGGAGGACACCATATATCGGTGTACCGATATACATGAGTTCCAGATCGTCGCTAAGGCCGGTGGTGGATACAAGTCCGTATTCCGAGTTCCCGGAGATTTCGATGAACGTAAGAAACGTTGGCAGCGTGAGTATCGTATTCGTGATATTAACGGAAAACTCATTATGCCTCGCTTCACATGGGACTGCTACGATGGCCCCCGCGCCGAAGTTCAGCGTGTGAACCGCCTGTATGCTTCCGTGAATCCCAATATGGGTACTCTCGTCAAGATCAAGCCGGACGGTACTGTAGGCAAAATCGGAGGACTCCCCGAGTCCTGCATTATCGACAACAAAAACAAGCTAACGCTGGATGCGGTGGACAAGTCATGGTACGTCGCTCTGGCTAAGAAATACATATCTGATTATATAGGAGATTCACTATGATTAAAGATTCGGGCGAACGTCACGAATTTTCTACCGGTGCTGTCCGGGATATCCAAGAAGGGAAGGGGAAACCCACCCTCATGCCATTGCGTGTCGTATCCCGATTGCTCGGGAAACAGACCGGAGATTACATTTTCCAATCTATCGCGGCGTTTACTGAATCCGGTGAAACCCGGTATCTTTACGCTGCTATCCTCAAGTTTGTCACGGTTGCCTACAACGGCGAACCAGAAACTATGCTCCTCGAAACTGCAATCCATTTCGAGGAAGGTGCGAAGAAATATGGCGAGAACAACTGGCAGCTCGGGATCCCGGTGAACTGCTATCTCGATTCTGCCATTCGTCATTATTTGAAATACCGCCGTGGTGATAACGATGAACACCACGATAGAGCGTTCGTGTTTAACATCATGTGCTGCATCTGGGAGGTTGACTATCACCGTGATAAGAATTGAAAACGTCGATACTTATGGCTGGGAACCGGCGATCCGGGGAGCCAGAAACCCCATGAACTCTTGGGATAAATCCGATACTGCGTTCTGGTGTTATCCAGAGGAGGGCGTGGCACATAAACTCGGCCCCAACGATCTCCGGCTCCTCCAGAACCTTGCCAACGCCGGTCAGGATCACGGTAAGTTCCTGCGGATGATTACTGTAACTCTGGACATCACGGCTCCTCTGTATTTGTGGAAGGAGTTCGACAGCTACAAGGTCGGTACGGTCGCTAACTCCTGCTCCACCATGCACAAAATCCACTCTCGGGATCTCACCGTGGAGGATTTCAGCCACGACCACAACAACGTTCCCGGCTGGCTGGAGTACACCGTGGGCGTTCTCAACGCTTGCCGTGAGCGCTATCTGGAAACCAAGGACAAGTCGTGGTGGTACACCATGATCCAGATTCTCCCGACGAGCTACAATCAGCGCCGTACCGTTTCTCTCAACTACGCAGTTCTGCGTACCATGTATCACGCTCGTAAGCACCACAAACTCGACGAGTGGCGTGAGTTCTGCCGGTGGGTAGAATCCCTGCCTTACGCAGAAGAACTTATCATCGGAGGTAGTCACAATGAGAACAACTGATTTCGATATGTTCCCTCGGCTGACGGAGGAAATCTTTCGGCTCGGCTACGGCAATGTGGAGTTAGCAAAACTTATCGGCTGCCACCCCGATACGGTCGGATGGTGGATTTCCGGTGGGGGAATCCCTCGGGCATACTATCTGGCTAAGTTTTATGAACTCGGTGCTGATGTAATTTACATCTTAACCGGGAAACGAACTAGAACGGAGGAGAACAGTAACCATGACTAAACAGCAAGCAAAAATCATTACTACCCTAGCGGAGTGCCAGTTATCTTCCTTACGGGCTGCGGCTTTTCTGAATTACCATCGCAATACGATCTACTACCACGTTAAGAAAATCCAGAAATCCACGGGCTTAGACCCTCGCGATTTCTTCGATATGCAGAAACTCTATCCTATGGCTCAGGAGGTCTTACGGGGTGTATGATACACAGCTAATCAAACAACGCATATCCTGTGTGGACGTAGCCCAGCGCTGCGGACTCCCGATCCGGCAATCCGGTGACCGGTGTGTATCACCCTTACGACCGGGAGCCAGCAACCCGTCCAGTTTCGCGGTCGATGCCGATTTCTGGTACGACTTCGGCTCCGGCTCTGGCGGCGACTGCATCGATCTTCTCGCGGAACTTCGCTATTCCGGTGATCGCGGTGCTGCCATCCGGGAACTCGCTCGACTCGCTGGCGTTACTTCCGACAATCAGGACAACACCTACGAGTGGCGATCCTACACGGAATCCATGAACGCTCAGACCGCGTACTATCACAGTCAGCTTACCACCGCCGACCGGGAGTATCTTCATTCTCGCGGCCTTACCGACACCGATATCTCTCGTCTTATGATCGGTCGTGTTACGGACGGGCCACTCCGGGGACGGTTATTCCTGCCGTACTTCTCAGGGCGCGACGGCTATGTTTCTTACTATGCCACCCGAGCGCTTCCCGGCTCTGCGTTCCCGGAAAACAAGTACATGAAACAGAAACGCGACGAGTTCTGCAAGCACATCCCGTGGGGCCTCCAGACCCTCGACCGCACCGTTCCGGGGGACACCCTCGTTATCGCCGAGGGCTATTTCGATGCCGCCTCCTTCGAGGCTTCCGGCTATCCCGTTCTCTCTGCGATCACCGGTCGATTCTCTAAGGATCAGCTTCCCACGGTTCTCTCTGCGGCTCGGAAATTCTCACGGGTATTCATCGTCTACGACAACGACGCAGTTACTCACGCTGGCGACTCTTTCGCGCAGACTATGGCTACGATTCTCACTCGGAATCGAATCCCATTCATCGTCGGTACGGTTCCTACTCCTTACCACGATATTTCCGAGTATTACGCTGCCGGTGGCGATCTCAGCCGTATTATTTCCAGCGCCGAACCCGGTATCGAATACATCGCTTCCCGGATCATGGATTTCAGCGATCTCGAATCCTACGTTTACACCGTCGCTCGGCATACCAAGCGTACCGCGCTCGATAACCTTTTCTCACGGTTACGGGAACTCCGGCGCTGGGACGGCGACGCTCTGAAATCCCTGTTCAAGTCAGCAACTACGGCTCCTCCTGAAACCATCGTCGCTGACGAAATACTCCGGGAACACCAACTCCTGTATATTCATGCGGTCGGTTTCTATGAATATACGGGCGGTGTGTGGCAACGCCTCAACGACGGCATTATCGGTGGTTACGCTGACCGGGCATACGGCGAGTTTTCCACCTCTCAGCGCGTTTCGGCCATCGTGAAACTCCTGAAAATCCGAGCGCTGCGCGACGTTGTTTTCGACCGGCAACCCGTGTGGAATTTCGTCAACGGCACTCTGGAGCTGGATACCGGCGTTTTCCGGGATCACAACCCTAACGATTATTGCTCTGTTCAGTCCAGCTATCCGTACAATCCCGATGCCACCTACAACTCGTGGGCCTCCTTCATCGACGATGTTACGGCTGGCGATCCTAAATCTGCCGAGCTACTGCAATTCATACCGGGCTACGCTCTCGGCTATCAGGACAACCGTCTGGAGCGTATTTTCGTATTACAGGGCCTCGGCTCTAACGGCAAGTCCGTGTATCTCGATATGCTGCGACAGCTTTTCGGTGATACACACGTTTCGCACTTACAACCCAGAGCGCTCCTCGACCGGTTCCAAGTTATCCAGCTCAGGGAGTCTATTATCAATATCGCCGGTGAAATCCGTTCCGACTTTAAGGACGTGGAGGAGCGCATGAAATCCATCGCTACCGGCGAACCTATCTCCGGCTGCTACAAATCTCAGGATTTCGTTACGTTCATTCCGAGAACGAAACTCGTATTCGCTACCAACACGGAGATCACTTCCGGCGACACTTCCGAGGGTCTGGCAAGGCGACTCGTTATCGTGGATTTCAAGGTTTCTTTCGTGGACTACCCGGATCCCAACGATCCCTACCAACGTCCTAAGAACGTGGATATCAAGGACGAGCTGGCTCGGGAACTCGCTTCCGGTGGTATCTTTAATTGGGTTTACGAGGGCTATAAGCTACTCCGCACCGTGGGCTACTTCACGGAAACCAACGATCAGGTGGAGCTGATTCAGGATTTCCGGCGATCCAGCAACCCCGTGTTGCAGTTCTACGAGGAGAAAATTGTTCCCGACTATCCGGTGGAACTGCTCAACCAACAGCTCTATGAGGACTACAAGAGCTGGTGTATTCGGAATACTTACGATGTTCGCTCCTCCAATTCCTTCTATCGGGAGTTTAAGAAGGTGGCGAAACTCCGATATGAGCCGTTCCGAACCTCAACTCAGCGAGGCTACCGGTTAAAAATTCGTCAGGATGAACAATAAAATTCGTAAGTGTGAACAACTATGACGGCTTTTATTGTCACGGCTTTTACAGCGTCACTAAAATCCGTCATGCCGAAAAATCGTTGGGGCGCTTACTCTTTTTCTTATATTCTTTTTATTTATGACACTATGACAGTAAATATATATAAATAGTATATAGAGAAAATATATTTTATATATATAAGAAATAGGGGGGGGTCTGGTGTCACACATCTGTCATTCCAAGGAGAACTGCTACTATGTGGATTATTACGAAGCGATCTGGGGTTATCAACTCCGATCAGGTTACTAGGTTCACGGAGAACAACTACGGCACTCATGCCTACTGCCATGGTCAGGCGTATTTGATTTCGGAGGAGAGGATTCTTCCTACAATCATTGAGGCGCTGAAAAACTACAACGACTTTCTGGAGGTAGAATAACATGGACAACGAAACTACTACTAAGCGTAGGGGTCGTCCCCCTAAGACCCCCACCCCGGATACACCCACCCCTCCCGTGGAGGACACCCCTCCCGTAAAACGGGGGAGAGGTAGACCCCCCAAGACCCCCGAGGAGAAAGCCCAGACTCGGAAACTCGCGGAGCAGAGGCGGGAGGAGAGGGACAGGCTGGGTATTCCATCTAAGTTCGGACAGGAGTACATTCAGCCGGGGGATAATACTAAGTTCCTAGCTCATGGCATGGCTGTTATGAAGATGCCTCCTATCGATATCAGCGATCCCGTTCAGGTTGAACGGAGAATCGAGGAATATTTTACGCTGTGCGCTCAGAACGATATGAAACCGACTGTTAAGGGCTTCTGTAATTCTCTGCGGATTACACGGCAAACGTTGTTTGATTGGAGGCATGGCAACTTTCGAGCCGACACACACCAAGCGATTATTCTCCAAGCGTATAATATGCTGGAGGAGCTGTGGGAGAACTATATGCAGAACGGTAAGATCAATCCCGTTTCTGGTATTTTCCTCGGCAAGAACAACTTTGGCTATGCCGATAAGCAGGAGTATGTGCTGACTCCGAACCAAGCGACTCCCGAAACTATGGATGTGGCGACTATCGAGGCCAAGTATGCTGAGCTGCCCGACTATGAGGACTGAACGACTTTCACGACTCTAACGACTCTCACGACTATAGCGACTATCAGGGCTTATAGGATTTCCGGGTTTTGGGAAAACCTGACGAATGAAAAAAGATACAGAAAACGTGTATTTTTATTCATTTTCTGTATATTCCCAGATTTTACCATGTACACCGGCGACGTTTTTACCCCGTCCGGGCCAGAAAAAAGTCCGATAGTCCTATTCTGACGCGCTCAGCGCCAGCCAGAGCGCCGAAAATGCCCGTCCTAGGGTGTTTATACCTATCGTAAGGAAAACGGTTTACAGGGGCGCTCAGAGGCTTACAGCTAGATTGCATAGAAAAACCCGGGCATTATACCCGGGTTTTCTGTATTAGTGGGGCGCTGCGTGGCTGCGTGTGCGGTGTATATGATCCGGGCGGGGTTGTAAGCTGGAGGCATAAGAAAAGCCCCACGGGATCCCGTGGGGCTGTGTGGTTTATTCGTCGCTCAGGGTATCTATTGCGTTTTGTGTTCGCACTAGTAATAAATAAAATTCCTCCAGCCATTCACCTTCGGACGTTTCCGGGTCGCGGTCGTGTTCATAGTCGGTCAGCTTATTACAAATATCTACATAAAGCTCTTTCAATTGTTGTTTTGCGGTCATTTTTATTCCTCCATTTAACAAATTGCGATTAATGCCAGCAACGCCGCGCCGGTGGCGATTAGTCCGACGATCATTCCGGCATATTGTGCCGGAGTGTAAAACCAGATTTTTCTACATGCGTCCATTGTACCACCTCCTGTCAAAATGGAACAGGGGATCCGTCCGGCATAGTGGAAAATAAATAAGTGCCGTTGTTCTTAAAAGAGTCATTCCACGCGATAACCGTGGCCCGCGCTGCCTTTTTCGTGGGCATGATATTAGCGGCGACAATATGCGGGATTTTCAATTTTGATAACAGATTGTCGCTGTGTGTGCAGCGGATCATATAAGCGTAATATTTGCCGTTTTCCCGGATTTGTACCGCGATATAGAAATTTTTCATTGTTTTCCCTCCATAGAAAAACCCCCGTTTTGCCGGGGGTCGTTGTTTACTTCATATAGTTTTTCATTAAGCCGAAAATCACGGCCAGCGGGATATAAAGGATAATTGCGATAATGGCTAGAATCATGCTGTCACCTCCAAACGGCGGTTAATTTCGTCGCATTGTTGCGGGGTTGCGTCAAATTGGATATAATAGCCGGATCCATACCCGGAAACGCCAGTTAAAACGGCCCCGGCTGCGCGGATAACGCCGATAATGGTATATTTTTCGGCTTCGGTGGATGTCACAATATGATAGTTATTCATGCCGTTTTTGCCTCCCGTTTATTGCATCCGTATACATTGTGTGCGAAATGTGGCAGGGCAGAATAAAAATTGTTATTCCAGATTGTCGCGTGTATTTCTTCTTCCGTCCGGGGGTCGTAATAGTCAGATTCCCACTTTTCCAGCAGGGTAGCGCCGGGGGCGGTGATACGCTTGATCTCAAATAGGTTTGTACCGTCGTGGTGGCTGCATTTTATAAATAAATGCCCGTTTTCGTCCCAGATTTTCCAATAGTCGCAATCTGTTGTTGCGTCGGAAAACATTTTTCCGAAGTCAGTAAAGACAATACCGGCTGGGAAAGTCCCATTCCAGCGGCCAACGGTTCCCCGGATCATGTATTGAGTGCCAGTAAAATATTTTTCTAAGCGCTCCCGTTCTTCCTCCCAGTTTATCCTATCAAGAAAATATATTTCCTCCCAAATTTCGGAGTCGGCGGGTTCTTCCTGTAAATCTAAATGGTCGTTTACTTCCTCCAGATATTCCCGGGCGGCTTCGGATAGGCTCCCCCACAAATCATAGTTGTCATATATTACGCGTTCTTTCGGTTGTTTCATTTCTTTTCCCTCCATATAAATATAAATTGTGGTTTACCGGATCCGTCGCGCCCGGTGTAGCGGCCTATGATTAACAATATGGATACCTCTCTTTCACGGTTTCAAGGATCATATAATACAAGGTGCTGTTTTGTTCTTTCGCCGTGTCTTTCTCAAGCTGAGCCAGCGCCGCGCCGTATGCGTTGCGGAAAGTTGTAAATGCTGTATCGCTCAGAGTTAGCGCGTTTTCAAGTGCTGCCAGCTCCGCGCGGAGGTTTTCGATTTTTTGGGCTACTGCTTCTTTGATATCCTCCAGATCATAGCGGTATACTTGCTCCAAATAGGTCAATTTGGGCATATAGTTTTCCGTTTTGGCAATCTTCTTTTCATCCTTTAGGTATCTAACCAAATTGTAGATATCTATTTCGGAAGAAATATAACCGGATCCGTCGGCCCATGTGGTCACGCGCAACTTGTTTTCTCCCGGCTGCATTGCGTATGCTTCCGTGTAAATGGTGGCACCTTCAATATTTTTAGAAAGAATTTTAAACGGGCTGCCATCTTTCCGCGTGGGGAAAGTCACGGCTTCCCATGCTTCCAGCCTCGCACGGGTTGCGCGGATATTGATAGAAAGTTGTGTTTTGATTCCATCCAGATTGTAATAGTTTTTCATTTATAAAATCCTCCTTGTTTGTGTGTGCCGTCCTTGTGTGGGGCGGCGGTGTGTATGTGGTATTTAACACGTTTTCGTGTTCTTAATTACATTATACACTAATTCGTGTTAGTTGCAAGTGTTATTTCAAATAAATATACACAAATTCGTGTTTGTGTTTTTGTGTATTATTTCTTTTGAGTTTACACACAATATAACGCGGCCCGTATAGCTGCCGGGGCGCTGGCTGGAGTCGTTGCGCGTCGCGTGCTGCCGATCCGGCGATAGCTATATGGTCACCTGACCGCCTGAAAAGATCATGCCGCCGGGGGAACGGGGGCGGGGGCCAGTCGCGCCGGGTGATGGGCTTCGGTGGAGAAAATTTCAAAAAAGACAAAATATTTGTATTTTTTCTCTAAAAGATAGTTGACAAACACGAAACCGTGTGCTATATTATTGTCAGACAAACCGAGAGGGGAATAGTAATGAACGAAATTAAAATCGTAAAGGAACTCATGGGTATCAAAAAAATGAGCGGAGCGGTTCTAGCGGACAAGCTGGGTTATAACACCCCTAGCGCCGTGAATAATCGCCTCCAGAGTAAAACCATGACAGTCGAGAAGCTGTTGGAGCTGTTGGGAGCCATGGATTGCGAACTGGTGATCCGAAACAAGGTGGGCGGTAAGGAAACCTACGTTGTCGATAACGAGGATCGCAACGAGGTTAAAGTATATAAGAAGAAAAAGGATGGTGAAGATCAATGAGTCCGCGAAAGAAGAAAAAGGGTTATGGTCGTGTCAGTACCACCGGTCAGGCTACGAATGGTAACAGTTTGGAGGATCAGCGTAGCAAACTGGAGGAGGCGGGCTGTGAGGAGATCGTGCTGGAGGCATATACCGGCACGAAGGTGGATCGCCCGAAATTTACGAAACTGGTGGCCGATTTAGAACCCGGCGACACTCTGGTGGTGTGCAAGCTGGATCGTTTTGCTCGTAGTGCCAGCGAGGGTAGCGCTCTGGTAAAGGAACTGTTAGCCCGAGGAGTGAACGTACATATCTTGAACATGGGTCTGATCGAGAACACCCCCACGGGCCGCCTGATTCTGAACGTACTGCTGTCGTTTGCAGAGTTCGAGCGGGATATGATCGTGGAGCGCACGAGCGAGGGTAAGGCTGTTGCCCGAGCTACGAACCCCGATTACAAGGAGGGTCGCAAGGCTCTGGAGAAGCCGGAGGATTTCGAGGAATATCGGAGCAGGGCCGAGCGCGGTGAGATCACGGTAGTGGCTGCGTGTGAGGAGCTGGGTATCAGTCGGAGTACATGGTATAAGTGGTGTAGATCGGAGGTGGGTGCGTGAGCGACAATAGAGCAGACTTTCAGAAATTACGCAATCGGTGGATGAAGGAGCATGGGTGGAAGGGTTTCGTTTGCGCTAGGTGTGGGTATTTCGGCAAGAGTGTACACCTACACCACCTCGTCGAGTTGGTGTATGGTGGGGATAACACCCCGGAGAACCTAATCCCTTTGTGTAGTGAGTGTCATAGGGAATGGGACAACTACCCCGAGGAATATCCATTCGAGCAGTTTTTAGTAACGATGCCAAGCAGGGTGCTACCGATGATCCCCGAATTGTGTGCTATACATGGCGCTCAAATCTTCCCCACTCGTGCATATTTGGCCCTTTTATCAAGTGTTTTTCGAGCAGTAAACATGACCAAGACCGGTCATGTTTTGGAGGAGGATGGGATAGTCACTCGGGATCTCATGTGGGAACAGAACGATTTCTTCTCAAAATATCCCTATTCTGACGAGAAATGGAGAGAGGGACAGTTGCGGTCGGTATACGGCGATTTGAGTCCGATCCCAGTAAAAGAAAATAGCTGCCGAGCATAAAACGGAGAAAGGGATAGGAGTAATGGGATATATAATCGCGGTACTGTTTCTGGTATTCGTGTATATACCCCTGTCGGTAATATTCGGGCTAGTGAAAGATAAGACCGGCAAGGGTGGCTATCGTCGTAAGCATGGGAGGAGGCGTAGAAGATGGTAAATAAGGTATATACGGTGGAGGTAAGTGTGGTACTGGATTCTGAGTCGGATTTGTTTCGCCGGATTCAGAAAGTCGCGGATCGGGATGGCGTAACGGTTGAAATGGTTCTGAGTACGCTACTCGGCGTAGGTACGAACCATACGGTCGCAGACAGAATAAGTCTGCTGGAGAAGAAAGGGTAAGTATGGAAAAGCTGGATAAGGTGATCCGAGCGCTGGAGGAGTGCCATCGTGATATTAAGTATCGTGATTGCGATGTATGCGGTTACGCCAGCGCCGGTAGTGAGTGTGAGCGTTGTCTGATGGAGGATGCTCTGGATGTTATCGGACGGCTCCGCGAGGAGAACCGGGATCTCCGTAAGGATATCGAGGCTCAGGGTGAGGTTATTCTGGAGCTGAACCGGGATCTGAAACGCTGTCGTGAGGCGCTGAACGCGCAGGGTGAGTATGCGTATCTGGGTGGCGATCTGATTAGTCGTGAGGCGCTAATCGAGGGAATCGAAAATGTAGACTGGTATCACAAAGAGGAATGTGGCACATCTACTGTGATGTGGCGCGGAGCGTGTTCCGAGGAAGAAGCATGGTTTAAGACCCCGGAGATTTTCGCTGCCGTGAGGAACGCCCTGGCTGTTGAAGCCGAACCGGTGGTTCATGCGCATTGGGTCATGCGCGGCGGTAGGCGATACTGTTCTGCGTGTGGGACGATGGCGTGTGTTACCCGTGATTCAGACGATTTTTGGTACACCATAGGGACGAAACGGTGTCCCGAGTGCGGAGCGCACATGGACGAGGAGGTAGCCGATGTATAAATCACCGATAGAGCTGATCGTAACCGATATCGAATACCAAGTTAAAGAGAAGTGTGAGGAGGCGTGTTACGAAGCCGTTCTCCACTACATCCCGAACGTAGACCGAGAAGAACTGATTCGAGCGTTGCAGTATGACCGGCAGCAGTATGAGCAGGGCTACCGGGATGCCGTTCGTGACAAGGATCTGGTGGAAGTGGTGCATGGTCAATGGGAAGTTGTTCATGGGGTGATTACCCCGGGTGGCGATCCCCTATTGCGGTGTCCTCGTTGTAGGTCGAGGGAGAGTGAACACTTGGGCGGCATCGAGTGTAACCGCGCTCATTGGAACTACTGTCCCATCTGTGGCATGACGATGGATGGAGGGAACGATAATGGCTGAGGAACTGAAAATGTACGTCGAGTACCGTGATGGTAAGCCTCATGGTTATTTGTATGGCCCGAGCTGGAAACAGATGGAGCTATATATGGAGGGTGGCTATCCCACCCCCGAGGAAGCTATCGCAGCGTGGGAGGCCGAGGAGTCGCGGTTATACACGGAAATGTGTGTGAACTGCGGTAAGAAGCGTAACTACCATGTGAGTCGCCGTCAGGCGAAGGTGACTGTCCGAGGGGTGGAGTTTGTTTGCCCTGAGTATGTGGCTCATTGTGCCGCGTGTAGCCGGGAGATTTACGTCCCTACCCTGAACGATATGAACGTCGGGATCCGCGAACGATATTATGAGGAAGCGAGGAAGAAGCATGAGCAAGGGAAACCGTAACCGTAAGAACCGCGAGGAGAACCCGCCGAGTAACAAGGTGAGTTCGACCCAGCGAAAAATGATGGAGGATCTTGTCAAGGAAGAAATTCTGCGACAAGAGTTCCGTATGTCCATGGAGGTAGACTCGGCATGGCTGTGGGTGCTGTTCATGCGGTGGGGATTCACCGAGGAGCAGTTGCACCGGCTGTACAAGGATATCGAGGTGGAACATAAGAATCTGCGGGAATACTACGAGGTTCATCCTCTGGATGGCATGGGCTGGCTGTACAAGAATAAGCTCTTGGATCACGGCATGGATGTAGAGAAGTGGTATGCAGAGTGATTATTTTTTTTTGTTTAATTTGTACATTTTAGACAAAAAAAAAAACATTTTTGTTAGTTATTTGGCGAATTTAACGAAAATTGGTTTTTGTGTATAATAACACCATGTAAATAAAACGGAGTAATTAGTATGATTGTTTGTGCGCATGGTGAAGTTTCAGAATATTGCAAAAACTACGGCATGGTGATCTGTTCCGAGTACGTCGGTGATATCGAGGCTTACGACGGGAGCTGCCCTGTGGTGGTTACGGATGCCGATATGAGCGAGAACGAGTTCTACGCCTTGAAACTGAAAATGCTCCGTCGCGGAGTGGAAGTGGTATCCACTCGTCACAGCGACGAAGCGATGGCGGGTTTCGTGGCGTATCTGGCTCAGACCGAGCGTGAGGGTAAGAAGGGTGGTCGCCCCCGGTTTGGTGTACGATCCGGCGCTGAGAGAGCGGTCGTGGATCGGATTTTCGAGCTGCGGGATGCGGGATACACCCTGAAACAGATCTCCGAGGATAAGGATGTAGGTTATCTGGATGGTACGAAAATGAGCATAAGTACCATCCAGACGATACTAAAGAATAGGGAAAAATATTGAGAAAGTAGGTTTTTTTTTTAGTATGGCGAATGGGTATTTTGAGCGCGGTGAGATCTATTGGGTTCGCATGGATAATGGTTTCGGTGGTGAACAGGGTGTTGGTAGGCCCGGTTTGATTCTGACAGAGAACTCCGTAAACAATAAATGTTCTACGGTTTCGATTGCATTTCTGAGCAAACAGAATCATCCGAACCATCCCTTTTACCTGCCAGTCGATGCTACTGGTATCACCTCATACGTTATCCTGAATCAGATTATGACGTATGACAAAATTCGCATTGGAAAATATCTAGGTGTATTAAACAGCGTCGAGCAGAAAATGGTTGACGATGCGCTGGAAGAACTGCTCGATCTGGGCTACGTTGACGATGCTCTGTTGAAGCAGAAGGAATCCGAAATTGCCGATAGAGATACGCTGATTGCTGATCTGAAAAACGAGGTCGCCGGGGTAAAAGCGGTAGTCGGATCGAAAGACGAAGAAATTGCTAGTCTGAAAATGGAAATCGAAATGTGGCAGAAGTGCTACGGTCGCTGTATGGATATGCTCGTGGACACTAAGGTGAACGGGGATCTGAGTCGCCGGACGGTGACACCCCCGGTGGTGGGAACGGCAGCACACATGGTTCCCGATCTCAGACCGGAACCTCCGAAGGAGCCTGAGTTGCCTCCGGTCGAGGAGAGTCCGCAGGATAATCGTCTGGATATTAACTCCTGTACTGCTACTGCTCTGAAAAAGATCGGTTTTTCTCTGGCGATGGCTCGAAAGATCGTAGAGAGTCGCCCGTTTAAGAGCGTGGAGGATTTGAAGCGTGTAAACGGTCTGAAAGCCAGCCACTATCGGATCATGGAGCCGAAGTTGCGCTGCATCCCGGTTAAGGCTGAGGAGCCTCCGGTGGAGGTAAAGGTGGATGAACCGCCGAAGCAGGAGAAGAAGCCGAAAGTGGAGTGGAACGGTGTTAAGGTGAACATTAACACCGTCGAAACGATCACACAGTTGCAGGAGCGAACGGGTATGTGTCAGCGTACAGCTTCCGAGATCATCCGGCATCGAGAGGAGTTCGGAAATTACGAGAAGGTCGATGATCTCTTGAATCTGAAAAGTTTCGGTGGAATCGCTATGAAGCGGTACGGGCATATGCTGGAGGTCTGATGTGGAATTTGTGATTGCGAAAATCCAAAAGAAAGAGGAGTATCCTCGGAATAAATTCCATGCTGCTGCCACGGGCCGCGAGTGCGATATTGTCCACCTCGTCGTGGGAGAGATTGGAAAACTGATGGTGGATATGCTGTATGATCCGGGTTATCCCCACCGTTTCTGGACTACCACGGTTCAGAGAATCGAGAATCTGGACGATGGTACGATTGTTTTTGAAACGGAGAATAGCGTGTATACGCTGGCTCCTAACAAGAAAAAGGGATTTTGATTGAGCGATAAGCCGAAAAAGGGTTTCCAGTAGGCTTAAAAGTGGCAAACCTGTAACCCACGAAACCTCGGTGACGAGGGAGAAAGCAACCGGGTAAGCCGGTAGACTGCGCAGTTAGGCCACATTTATTAAAGGTTAAAGGAGAAAGAATTATGACTACGGAAAAAATGAATGTCCATCAGGCACTCGCTGAGCTGAAAATGTTGGATAAGCGGATCGGTGAGGCTATCCGGGAGCCGGAGTGGGTAGTTGCTAACAAGCATAGCAACACCAAGATCGGCGGCGTGGAGGTCAGCACATGGGTCGAGGACGTTAAGGCGAAGTACAAGAAGGTCTGTGATCTGATTCGTCGCCGGGATGCGATCAAGAGAGCCGTTGTAAATTCCAACGCCGTCACCACGGTAGAAATCGCCGGTGTAACTTACACGGTAGCCGAGGCTATCGAGCGTAAGAACCATGGTATTGAGTTCCTGCGTGTTCTGGCTCAGAAACTCGCACGAGATCATGCTACGGCGAAAGTGAGAGCGGACAGGGATAACGGCCCGGAGCTGGAGCGCAGAGCAGACGATCATATCCGTATTATGATCGGTAACACCGATATGAAGGGTGCAACCGGTGAGGCTAAGCGGCTCCGTGAGGAGTTTATCGCTGCCCAGACCACGGAGCTGATCGATCCCATCGGTGTTCTCAAAGAGATCGAGAAGCTGGACGAGGAGGTTACCTCCTTCCTGACCCACGTTGACGCGGCTCTGAGCGTGTCCAACGCTGTAACAGAGATTACCGTGGAATACTAAGATCTGCTTGCTGCCACTCGAAAACCCCGAACCATATTCCTTCTTTGTTTCGGCTCTACAAGGATGTGAAACACTAAAACAAGAGCCTCCATTTACAAGGGTTGCACTTGAAATGCAAATTCCTGTTTACCGATTAGCTCATTTGGGTAGAGCGATAGGCTGATAACCTATAGGTAGTCGGTTCGAGTCCGGCATTGGTGAAAAGATTGTGGCAATGGCGTAATGGTATGCGCACCTGATTTTGGCTCAGGCTCGGGCGATCCCCGAATGAGGGTTCGAGTCCCTCTTGCTATACTTTTTGTGGCTGTAAAGCTAAACGTTAAAGGCTCAAAGCGTAAATCTCAAAACTCAAATTTCAGTTTGGTGTAAAGAGTAACGATTAAGGCTATAACGAGTAACGTTTTACAAAACCCTAGATGTATGGTTTATCGAGTGAATATGTTGTCGTGGGGAATACCACTAGGCAGGGTGGTAGCAAGTCGATTGACAGTCGGCGTAATCTGGATTATACTAGCCGTAATTAAGAGCGCCGAGAGCGCCTTCCTTAAAGGAGGGCGCTCTATTTTTTATGCTCGAAAACGTATTAAATCGCATTAAGAGTCTGCCGAAGCAGACGGAAGATAGTCTGAACGATGCTCTCGGTCTGGTGGTACAGTTCGAGGATCCGCAGAAGATTCTGGAGTGGACGCGATGGGTCAGAAAACAGGCTATGAAGCTGAGAACCGCGTCGAGTCTGGAGATCGTGAAGAAAACGTACTTCCTCGGCGGCAAGCATAATTTCGACGATTATATGGTAGCTTGTGAATGGAACCGTGAGCCGAGGGCGCGGTTCTGGCTCCCACGCCGGAAGGTTCTGGAGGGCAAACACCATATCGCTACTCAGATTCAGGAGTTTATCGATGATCCCGATGCCCTGTATCTTGGTTTCTCCATGCCTCCCGGTACAGGTAAGAGTACGCTGATTAAGTTTCTGCTGGCATATATCGCCGGAAAGTTCCCCAAGTCAGCGAATATGTACGTTTCCTACTCGGACGGTATGATTAAAATGATGCTCGATTCTGAACGGGCCATTTTGACCGACACCGACGAGTATTGTCACAACGATATTTTTCCCGGTAACGGAAGTCCGGCGATCAGCGCGGAGTATAAGACGATTTCCTATCGTCGTGCCGGTGACTTCCCTACCCTTGGTCTGGTATCGCTTGGTGGCTCCGTCACCGGTCGTACTCGTGCGAATAAGTTCCTCGTGACGGACGATCTGGTTAAGAATAAAGAGGAGGCACGATCCCCGGAGCGGCTGGAGAAGCTGTACGGAGATTATCTGGCTACCCTGACTACCCGTATGATCGGTGATTCTGTGAAGCAGATCCAGCTAGGTACGATCTGGTCGGCATATGATCCTATCTCCCGGATGAAAGCGGAACATGACGGCGATCCTCGCTACAAGTTTATTACGATCCCGGTGTGGGACGAAAACGAGATATCGAATTTCGAGTATGAACACCCGGATCGCTACACCACCGAGAAAATCCGAGATATTAAGAACACCATTGATAGCGCTGACTTCGAGTGCCTGTTTATGCAACATGGTATCGAGAAAGAGGGTTTGGCGTTCCCTGCGGATAGTCTGAAATACTACAACGGCGTGTTGCCTGACGGTGAGCCGGATAACATCTGTTTTGTAAACGACGTTGCATGGGGCGGCGGCGATAGCCTGAGTATGCCGGTGGCTTTCGTTTACGGCCAGAGCGTGTATATCCACGATTGGATATTCGATAAGAGGGATAAGAGCTGTACGAAGCCTCGTGTGGTGGCGAAGATCCTCCAGCACCGAATTAAGATGGGTCGCACCGAAGCGAATAACGGTGGCGACGAGTACAGCGATGATGTGTACCGTATTCTGCGACAGGAGCATGGTTACAGCATAAACATGAGCCACAAGAAAGCGCCTACGAACATGGCGAAGCTGACTCGGATTGAGCAACACGCTCCCACGATCCGAGAGTTCTATTTCCGGTCGGACAAGTGCCGGGACGAGGATTATCGCAGGGCCATGAACGAGCTGACAGGTTTTTCGTTCACGGTAAAGAATCTCCATGACGATGCTGCCGATAGTCTGGCGATGTTGGTGGATTATCTGTCGAATGGAATTAAGACGGTGAGTATCGGAAAGCGTCCGTTCTAAAATAGAAATACCCCGCAGCATGATCGCTGCGGGGTATTCTTTAAGGGAAAAAGGAGAAAAAGAAAGAAGGAAAATAGGAGGTATCTCGGAGTGCAAGAACATATTATCAGAGTATTTTGAACGTGTCAACACTATATGTTGTGCTTAGTTACGAAAATGACCACAAGATATTGATTTATGCCAATTTTGAGATATACTGTATTCGAGAAGATATATCGGTGGTGAGAACAACGGAAACGAGGCATATGTTTGGTCGGCAGACGATTTATACTGACCAGAAAGAGATCACAAGCGATAATGTAGTGGATGTGTTGCTGAGGGCGGCGCGGATTCACTCTCAGAACCAGAACGAGATTCAGTACCTTTGGGATTACTACCGTGGTAAAACTCCCATTCTGGCGAAGCAGAAGGAAGTACGCGAGTCGATTAACCATAAGATTTCGGTCAATCGGGCAGCGGAAATCGTGACGTTCAAGCGTGGCTACGGCTTCGGTGAGCCGATCCAGTACATCCGTCGTGGTTCCGACGAAAACCTCACCGGCGATATCAATGATCTGAACGAGTATATGTCCAACGAGAACAAGCACTCTGAGGATA